AGAAGTTTCAATTTGCGTATCCGCCTGAGCCATTTCATCATTGGTATAAATACCTGAAAGGTCATTAGGAAAGGCTTTGCGTAGTGCTAACGCTTCCGCGCACTTAGCAATCATTAAGTCAGGCATCTTTTTCCAAATAGGAGAACCTGCAAAATAAGATTCAAACTTGGCTACCGCGTAAGTTGGGTGTGGCGAATCTTTGTAAAATACTCCGACACGTGCCGCAACTGGATTTTCTTTAGCAAGCCAAACATCTTTCCAAACTCCATCGTCACCGCACCATTCCACCGGTGTTTGTCCGCCGTAGTTATTAGAACGTTGCGCCACGATACGCAAACCATCTATGCTGGCTTGAATTGTATATTTGCCGCCACGTGCAATCATATAAATTTGGCGAGCGAATGGGTCAAGCCCCGTGCGTTGACAGTAATGAAGAAATACTGCTAACTCTGGCTTGGGCGCATCGGCTAATCCGATTTGTTTTAGTGCCGCGATTTGCTTTTCATCCCAAAAGGATTGGTCGCTAGTTACCGCTAATGTATTTGCCATTTCTTATTCTCCCTTTTCTGTTCGTGTTAACCGAATCTTTAGAATCTCAGGATTGAGTTCCGCTAATTGCAACGCATCAAGAATCGCTTCTTCCGCGCATTGTCTTACATAATCATTTCGTTCCGTTGATGTTTGCTTTTCCAAAGACTTCTTTGGCTCTGGAATTTCTACATTTAGTACTGCCTTGATTTTTACTTTAGCCATTTGGTTTGCCTTCCTGTTGGTTTCGTAGGTAACTCTTACCCACGTTAGTAAAAGTTAAAATGACAAGCCCCAACCGATATGACAGCCAGTTGTGGTATCACATATCCAAGTAAAATTTGTGGCGAATATAGCCAACATAAATCCCACAGGAATTAAAGTTATGAATAAAAAGCGCAGACCGCGCACAGTTAAACGATTAGGATTTCCGTTTAATTTAATTGTAAAAAGAATCAAGCACGAAAAAACAAGCGCAAATAAAGCATCAAAAAAAGTCATTATCATTTGGGTTGCCTCCATTAGTTATTTTAGTTTATGAAACGTTATATGAGAAGTAATGATTGAAACGATTCTTTCAGTTAGTATTATAAAAATAGCGTCAGCCAATTAAGACTGACGCTATTTATATTGTTAACGTTATGAAATAAGTGAAACCGCTTTTGCTTTGAACGCGTCACCTAATCCAGTTACGATTCTTTCAGCGCGAGCAGTTTCTTGATTCGTTCCGCGTACTGGCTTAGCCCAGTCTGCATATTCAACGAACGTGTTATATGCCGCCCACTTTGTATTAGCGATATTGGCTTGTGTTGGTGCTTTCCACAATCCATTAAGAGTAGCGCGAGCAGTATCAGCCAAAGAACGAGCGCGAGTTGATTCATCGTCAATAGGAATCATCTTTTCAACGATTTTGTAGAACTCTTTATCTGTCATTTTTTGACTAAGTAATGCCTCTGCTTGTTTTTCAAACGCTTCTACATAAGCGAATGTCAAACCAAGAGTTTCACGCGCTACTTGAACTTTGTTTGTTACGCGTGGTGTATGACGCCAAGAGAACGTACTCTTTGCGCTTTCGATAGCCCAAGTTAAAGTGTTTTGACAAACAACTCTAATAGGAGTTACTACTACCTGAAATGAACTTGTACCATCGTGCGTATTCCACGCCATTAAATACAAATCCAAGTTATCTACGCCACCGAGCGTTATTCCTTTTGGAAGTTTCATAGTCATAAAGACTTTTTTACCGTTATCTATACTTCCAGCAGTTTCAAATACCGCGCCTGATTCATCAACAATTCCGTTAAGGAATGAAAATGCTTCAAGATTTTGAACTGGTGTGTAACGGCTACCGACTACGCCTAAGGCTTCTGCGATATTTGTTTTTGGATGATAGCGATAAGTCATAAACTTATCGTTAGTGGTAATGAGATTATTCTTTCCGTTTTCATCTGAGAAGTTGCCATTTACATCTGGTACAAGAACTTGTACTGGGTTTTCTGACTTCTTAACTTCCCAATCAAGGTAAGCAGTTTTCAACGCTTCTTCTGCTGTTAATGCGCCGTCAGTTACCGTACCGAGTTTGTGCCAAGCAGGTTCGCGGTTACTAAAGAACGCTGTTGTGCCATCTGTGAACTGCTCTAATGCGTGTACCATTTTATTTGCCTTCTTTCGTTGTTAGTGGTTGATTTGTAACGCCTTCATTTAGTTCTTTACATACTTCCAAAGCAATTTCGTAAGTATCGCCAGCAAATACTGGAGTCGGTATTAACGGATTGCGTTGAAATCTTGCTTCGTTGTACCACTTAACCCAAGAATAAAAATCAATCACTAAATACTGATTTGATTTACATAAGGATTCGTTATAAGCGGCATTGTGATAATGACTATTCGGCTGAATAGTTATAAACGAATTAGGTTCTTGTGTCATTTTCTATTCTCCTTCTGTTTCGATTAGTTGTCCGATACCCTTATGAATACCTTTGAATTGTTCCGCTAAAAGTGGAAATCTTTTATCAAAATATCCACGATATGAAATTGCTTCATCAGCACGATTGTCAATATATTTAACTATTGACTCATCAAGAATTTGAATTTGCTTCCACACTTCTTCTGCCATTTGTTCAATAGCAAAAGCCTCACTTGATAATTTTTTTATCATTTTCTATTCTCCCTTTGTTTGGTTTGAGTGTGCTTTATGAGTTGCATATTTACCTAGTGTTTGCGCACTAAACATTAAATTGCTTACTACAACTTGCGCGTGGTTGTAATCTTTTATTTCGATAGCGCGAGCAAATATTTGCGCTGCTAGTTCGATATAAGCCAAATCCAAAGTAATATCGGAAAGAACTGGCTCGTCACATAAATTACATTCAACATTTTCTAACATTATTTTTCTCCTTATTCTTCTTCTGCTGAAAAGTCATCTACTTCAGTAGAAAGGTCGTCACAATCAACGTCGTTATGGCTTCCGCAATAGTCAATACTGATATTAAAATCACCGTCGTTGATATCTTCTTCGTCAAAGTCAAGAGGAACAGTTAGTTCTGCTTCTACTTGAACTGTGAATGAAACGTTTATTGTTTTTGTAAGTTCAATGTCTAGCGATTCTGCAAGTTCTTTTAGTTCTTCTACTGACGCTGAATCGTTCTCTTTAATATGTTCTTTGAGAAATTCTTCTACTGTATTTGTAACTTCACACACTTTGGCGCGGTCAGTATTAGAAGATTGTTTTGAATACTCTAAACGCTTTTTAAGAGATTCGATTGCGTTGTAATGATTTACAAATTCTTCTATGAGAGAAGCAACGGAATTGGCTTTGATAAAGTTTTCCGCAATTTGTTCTGGAGTTAGTTCTATTTCTACTGTTTCTGATGTTGTGTTTTCTAGTGTCATTTTATTTATCCCTTTGTTAGTTTCTGATGAGGCTCATCAGCGACGCCGTTCAACGTCGGACACCCTTGCGGGTGTTTCGCCTTTACTTAACTCCGCAAGCGTCTCTGAAAGTTGCTTCGTTGTAATTTGGATACGCACGAAACGCTCCTACGAAATTGTAAATAATTTCTTGAACTGCGTCGTTATTTGGATTATTTTCTAAGTTCATTTTTAGGATTCGTGCAACCAACTCGTAATCTTTTCTTGTCATTGACATTTTATTTTGCTCCCTTTACTGTAGTTACTGCTTTGATATTCATTAGGCTTGCTGCTTCATCTATTACTAAGTTGATTTCTTTTAGAGTTGCTTCTGACCAATCAATCTCTAAATAAGATTCAATAAAGTCACGAACGAGTGCGGCTTTTTGCATTGTAATTTTTAAGCGTTTTGCAATTAGTTTTGTGTATAGCATTTAGTTACCTGCCTTCATTGAAGTTGCGATTAAGTTAATGATTGCTTTTGTTGCGTGCTTATTTTGATTATAGAAATCGTACTTTTCCATTCCGCCTTGGTAAGCCTGAATGCGATAACCATTTTCATCGTTCTTAACGAAAATTGTGAAACCGTTAAATTGAAATGTTAATTTATTATTGCTGTTCGTAACGATATTTGCTCCCGCTTTACCAGTTAGCATTGTGATTATTTCTAACTTTACTTTTTGCTTTTCTTCGTAACTTGCGATTACTTTATTGCTTGCGTCGTGAATTGAAGTTGTTGTCATTTTATTTATCCCTTTGTTAGTGCCTATCCTCATCAGTTACTAATCGGCGGTTAGTAAGACTGCGCTAACTTTTATTGTTAACGCAGTTTCGGAATTTACTGAGGCTCTTCACCATCTTCTATTCACTTTTATTTGCATTGCGCTAAAGTCTTGAATCTGTATCGCTCACCTTTCGGGTCATCGCGTTCTTGACTTATGGTTGCTTGGCAACGTGCGGTGCTTTATTTTGTGTAGAACCAATTACTCTTGAAGTCGTGTAGTTGTTTTAACCTAGATTTGCTGGCAACGCGTACGTTTCAATTTGTTCGGCTGGTTACAAGTAAGAAGTTATGTAACTTCTCGTGCCTTCTCTATGTAATTTGACTTCCTCAAGTTTTCTGTCAATCGTTCAGATTCCCTAGGGATTCATAATGTTCTGAAACGGTTCACCAGTTTTACCTGCTAAGCCTTAGGCTTTTTTCACTTCTGGTTCGCTCCCCTAGGGGATACCCGAACCGCGTGCGCCTTCTCCAATCATAAGGGTAACGGCGTTACAAAGTACATAACGTTATAAGTAGCGAGTTACGCCTACTTGGCAAGGCTAAATAGGGGCTTAAACGCCTACAAAGGCTTTGTAAGGCTTTCAGGGCTTCTTGTCCTTATTCGGATATAGATAAAGGTCATTAACAGTTTACAAAGCCACGTAGCAAACAAAACAAACATAGTTGCGTTAATACTATGTAACGCACTTACAATTCTTTTATGGCTTACACACAAATCGAAATTACTTGCGGCGGTTTATCGGTAACTCTTGGAACAGAATTGCAATATCCCGATGCCGTAGATGATTTGTGCAAAAGAACCGTAGAAACATTCAAAGAAAGTATGGCAAACGCAAAGGCTAATGATGTTGACGTTGCCAATATGCGTTTAGTTACTGCTGATTATTCAGACTATGGCGATGATATAGATGAAGATGATTAATCAAGCCAAATTTGATATTGGGCTGTAACTCTTCCTTTGATTGGGTCAATGAAATGAAGTCTTTGAGAAGGAACTCCACTAACCGCCATTGAATCTCTAGCATAACGATTGTCTGATTCAATACTTCCAGTCCAATAAATACTTCCAGTTTGGTCTGACATTGGTTCTTGTGCAAAGCGATGATAATGACCTAAATAAATATCTTGGAAGTGCCACTTAAATGAACCAGCCTTCCAACGATTACCTGCGGCTTGCCACGCAGAAGGAGAAGCAAATCCTGCGCGGCCAACTTCATCGCCGTGCATTAACAAAGCACGATAGTTTCCTATTTCAACTTTTTGAATATCTTCTGGGCAATCTTCCCAAGTCAAACGTTTTTCAGTAGAAAGTAATTGACGTGCAAGTTCGTAACACATTCGGTCAAAGTTATCTCCCTTTGGAACGTGGTCGCGTTTGCTTCCAATTCTTCCGTGATTTCCCCATTCGGCAATTACAGTTACTTTGTCAAACTTAGTAAGTATGTAACGAATGAAATCAACCATTAAACGAGAAACGATTGTGTACTGCTCAAATAAACTGGCGTCAACTTCCCAAAGTTGCGCAGGGTAATTAAATAAACCTTCAACCATATCGCCACCAAACATAACAACGCATTCTTTAATCGGATGGTCTTGCCTATGTATCTCAGTAATCTTTACGGCTTTTTCAGCAAACTCCATAACGCGCTTTTTCATTACCTCAGAGTTGTAACTTGTAGTTACTTTTGAACCTTGCCAATCAGTAGCGTGAATCAAAGCAACTTCCGCTTTAGCCTTTGTAAGTTTTAATATTGGTTTGCTTACTGGTTCTACTGGACCCATAGCAAGCATCGCTTCATATACCGCTTGTGAAATAGCAATTGTAACTTCTTCGCGTTGATTCTTAATACGCGCTAATTGTCTTTGCGTACTTATTAAAGCCTTACGCAATTCATTTATTTGAGGGTCTGCTGCAATTACTTCCTCAGCCAGCTTCTTTTCAAGACTCATTAGCAAATACAATCTCTAAGCCAAGTTCGGTATAGCCTTCTTTATCAAACCAAGAATCTTTATGCGTTGGATTATTAAAACAACGAACAGTTTTAAGCGCATCCATCATTAACGCTACTTGATAATTAGGTATTGGTTCAATACGTAATAACGCACCCCAAATAATTCCAATATCAGTAAAATTTTGTGCGGCATTTCCGTATTCTTCTTGGCGTTCTTCCAAAATATTATCTACTCTTTTTTGCATCGGCAATTTCCTGACCTGTGAGCGGATATGGCTTCGTTACTTGTTTTATGGTTCTCTGCTCTTAGTGCTCGCAAAATAACTCGTGCAGGAACATCATTAGCCCAAGCATTATCTAATGCTTTGCGGTCATCATCGTTAAGGCTTAAATAAAGAATTTGATAAGCGCAAATTTCGGGCTTACTTTTATTCATTTTATGTAACGCTTCTGCCAGTCCCATAGATTGCCTCCATTGTGGATAATGATAGTGGATAACTTTTCAAATAGGTTGAATTTCAGCCTCATCCATAAAGTCATCTATCGTGCGTGGAAAAGGTTCACGTGAACAATTTCCTTCTTGATAACCCATATTTGTAACCTTTGTTAAATGCCAAATGCCTTACGGCTTCCCCATCCGTAAGGCATCTGCGCTATTAAGTTGTATTTCTAACTTACTATGCTTTTGGTTTAACTGGCAACTTTGCTTCTACTGCATCGGCTACTAATCCAAAAGCGGT